GAAGCCATCCGGTATTGCGCTGCCCTGAACGAGCAGGCGCCCGGTCTTCTTGCTGTACTCCAAGGTGTCGGCCGCGCCCGTGTCGCCTGTAAAGCGGCACTTCAAAACCCTCACGGTGGAGATATCACAGGTCCCGTCTTCCGCCTGCTGGTCGCGCTCCATGCCGATCACAGTGTCACTCATTTGTTTTATTCCGCCCGAGCCACGGAGATCGTTCAGGGAAATCTTCTTCCCCTCTTCGTAAGTAGCGCCGCCGCCTGTCGGGTTCTTCAGGTGACAGACGCAGAGCATCCCAACGCCGGTTTGCTCGACGAGAGAGCGGAGTTTGGTCATTAAGTTGTCGATGATCCTGCGCTCGTCCCCGTCCTCTATTCCACTGACTGCGATAGAAATATGATCAACCACAATGAAATCACAGCCGCAGCCAGTAGCCAGATACCGAAGTTTGGATATGAGATTGTCGCTTTCAAGAGAACCAAAGTGATCATAAAGATAAAACCGACCGCAACCGACAGTCGCAGCGAAAGCTTTCTCATATACTTCCTCCGTAACCCCAGCAGTCGAAAGGTGCAGGGCCTTGTTGAGATGGATTGACATCATGCGGAGCGCGGTGCGGAGAGTGTTCTCTTCGAGCGCTACATACCCGATCTTCATCTGGTGCCGGATCATGAAGTCGGAAGCGATCTCCGCGACGATTGTGGACTTGCCGATTCCAGTTCCCGCGGTGAACATGGTGATCTCTCCCTTGCGGAGGCCGGCGCACTTCTCGTTCAACAGAGGATAGGGCGTATCCGCGGAGGAGTAGGCCCCCCCGCCCGTCCAGAAGTCCTTGAGCTTCTGCTTGAGGTCCGACCCGGTGATGATCCCGTCCGGCCGGAAGGTCTTGGCCTCGAATACCAGAGTGCTAATCTGTTGCTCCATTCCCTTCTGGAGCATGTCGGACGCATCCTTGATCCCTGCGGGGTATACGGCGATGCGGGCCTTACCCGGAGTGAAGAGGGACGCGCACTCCTTCGCCGCCTTCCGCCCAGGCTCGTCCGCATCGAACGCGAACACCACGTCATCGTATTTCTCGAGCCATTCGATCTGATTCGAGATGTACTTCTTCGCGCTGGCCGCTCCGTTTGGGACGGAGACTGTCTGCCATTTATTGTTAAAAACCTGGGAGATGCTCATGGCGTCGATCTCTCCCTCGGTGATCACTATCCGCTTTCCCTTGTCGCGCCAAAGCTGCTGGCCGAAGAGGCCGAGGTTCGTCACGTCGCCCAGCCACTTGAAGCCTTTGTCCTCGAAGCGAAGATGCTGTGCGGAGAGCTCGCCGTCAGCATAATAGTTGGCGATCTGTACTCCGCGCCCCTCATACGTTCCGCATGCGTAGCCGAATTTCCTGGCGGTCTCTTGCGTAATCCTACGTTTTGCGAGGGGGTCGCAGCTTCCGCTGATCAGCCCGGTCATCCTCTTCTTCGCAACTTCGGCGGTCTCTCCGTCAGGCGGGAAGTATCCGCACCCTCCGAAGCAGAAAGAGTGCCCGTCCGAGTAGACCCCGCGGTTGTCCTTGCTCCCACACTTCGGGCAAGCCGTGTGGTACAAACAAATGCTCTCTTCCTTCTCTTGTTCCATCAGCATCTCCTCATTACTGGCTCCCACCCGGACCCGTCATCGAAGTTGAAATACATCTCTGGCGTCTTCTCCCCGTCCTCCTTGATCCATGGCGGCACGATGATCACGGTGTTGTCGGGAACGGACACCCGATGCTCAATCTGGAGGTTCACGTAAACCTCCACCTGATAGTCTTCCTCCCGGTAGTCCACCTGGAGGTCTGTGCTGCCATAGGCCCTGCACAGCGGCCGGTCATCGGAGTCGTTGGGGAAGGAGAAGGACTTGCAAGTTGCACAACTGGAAAAGAGCAGGAGCGCCCCGAGAAGGAGCGCCCCCGCTTTCGTCAACTTCACTGCTACAGGACCGCGAGCACGTCGGCCGGAACGAACCCTTTATACTCCGAGTACCGCTTCCCGTTGGCCGTGCGCTTGATCACGTTCACGATGCGGGGGTAGCCCGCCACGCGAAGCACGTCGTTGATGGTTCCGATGCGGGCCGCGAGGCGCCCCACACCGTCAAGATTGATCTGCGCTGACATAGGAGACAAGGCAGCGCCGGTATTAAGATATTCCCCGACGCGAAAATCTTGCGTGTTGCGATTACCCCAGCGGATTGCTTTGTACTGCAGAGCCATGTTTTCGATCTTGTTCATTGGCACGCTCCTTTATGCGCATTAGTTTGGATGTTAGGTAGTGCTCCTCGGTATGGCAGTTGGAACAAAGCTGTGCCAGCGGGCCTAAGATCCGCTTAATTTCAGACATCTTCCGGCTAAAAGATGCTGGGCACCGTTTTTCTTTTGTCACAGAGAGCCGGGATCTGTGGTGATATTCCAGAAGATAGTGCCGGGGCTCGTGACATTTTTCACAGCCTCCTCCACGCTCCCGAACGTAACGCTGCTTCTGTTTGTCTGCCGCCAAAAGCACCCGTGCGTTATGACACGTCCTGCAGTTCGACATACGGCCGGAGGCTCGGTCCCTCTGCTTAAAAAACGCCGATACTGGTTTTAATTCTCTACAAAAACTGCAGCGCCGGAACTTCATGGCGCAGGCTCGTCGATCCACTCCTTTGGAACAGAGCCTTTCGCGAATTTGAAGTTGTGTTTTTCACACCACATTGCATACGTCGTGGCCGACGCCTTGCTGATTCGGGCTTGAGGATTAGTGAAGACAAAGCGCAGGTCCCACGCAGGACACTGCGCCTTGATGAGCAGATGTTTCTGTCGATCTTTGCTGAGGAACCGCCCCTTCGTCTCGACGACGATGCCGTTGGGGAGGAGGAAGTCCGCGGTGTAGGTGTGGTCTTTGGCGGGCACGTTGTAGCGGATTTTTACCTTCTCAAATTGAGGGTTGATTCCCTGCGCGAGAAGTTCTTTCGCTATCCGGCCTTCGAGGCCGGAGCGGTATCCGTTTGTCAGCCCGTGGGAGTAGTGCGTTCCCGCCCCCAACTAAAAGTCGGACGCGGCCTTCGGTTCGCCGCCCTCCGCAGCGGGGGCCGGAGCATCAGCGCCGGTAGGGGTGCCATCCACGAAGTCGAAGCCTTCTTCCTCTGCGCCGAAGCCGAACGCCTCGGCGGTCCAGCCTCCCTTGACCAGCTTGAGAACCTGCACGCCGTTGAGGCGGCAGCTCACGCCAGCTTGCGCGTTCGCGTCGTTGTAGTAGGGAGTCGGGGAGAAGTTCACCTTGATGATGGAGCCGGAGTACATGTTGATGTCCGCGGTGATCTCCTTCGGCTTGGGGCTCGAAGCGTCGTACAGGCTCGGCTTGAAGTGCTTCACTTCCCCGTTGATCTCGGCGCTGGCGTTCGTCTTGAACTTGAAGTGCATGTTGCCCGTCTCGTTGCCTTCCTTGTCGAGCTCGGGAAGGTAGGGCTCGTTCTTGGTGATGGTCTTCCGCTTTGCCTTGGCAGCCGCGACCTTCTTGGGGTCGGCGAGGGCGTTGGCGTATGCTTCCTCCGCGCATGCGTCCAGCTGGGCGCACAGATCCGTGCATTTCGGATTCGCGATGATGAGGCCGGTCGAATAGACTCCGGCCGCGTTGAACTTCACGTCGGGCTTCTGGACCTTGGGGTAGAGCGCGATGCCTGCGGGCGTGGTAATACGAACTACTTTCTTTTTCTCGCTCATGGGGTGAAATCCTCCTTTGGATTCCCGTCTGAATTTTCTGAACTAAAATTCCCAGGTGAATAGTTCTTGGCGCGTCAGTTCCACTTCTTAGGATCAGCCGGGGGATCGTCTGGCGCTGCCGTGCGAGCCTCGGCCTTCCTCTTGGCCTCACTCTTTTCCTTGTCGGCCAGCACGTCCTCGCTGTCCTGCCCGAACCACCTTGATTGGTCCGGGTCTTCCCACATGTTCATCGCCTCGGCCGCTCCGATCTCGTTCTGGAAAGCAAGCGGGTCGATGGCGTTGCATAGGTGGGCCGCACACTGCTTGTAGAAGTTGATGAGACCAGGTCCGCCCTCCGGCGAGTGCGCGATGCGAAAGCCCTGGCCGTAAGCCCAGGCCATGTCGGAGGACGCGCCGAAGAGCTTCATGAAGAACTCTTTGGTCTTCGCGTTCCCGCCGAAGAGGGCCAGGGATTCAAGGAAGACGGTGTTGATGACGCCGTCCTCTTCATGCTTTACTTCGATGGTCTTCGCCTCAGCGTCGATCTCGATGGTGAGCGTGTGCTTCGACACGTCAGCTCCTTTCACGGAAGAAATCGGTGAGGATGCGGTTCTGCTTTTGGAGCAGGTCCAGGAGAGGCTGAATGTCTCCGCACCGGCAGTAGTCGGTATCCTCCGGGTCATCCTCAGGGTCGATGATCTCGGCCCCTTCGGGGAAGGCGCCGTCCACGAACCGTTCCTCTAACTCAGCCGGGTCGATGTTGAAATCGCCGAGCTCCATTTGGAGGTCTGTCGGGAACGGCTCCCCCTTGAGGAAGTAGTGATAGGCTTTGTAGAGGGTGTGGGCCAGGTTGCTCATTTCCCGCCCTCCCGAAGCCATGGATGCGCGTCGACCCGGTCCTGCGTGCGCGGGTTGGCTGTGCAAGAGCAGATTACCCACTGCTTCGTGGTCAGGTTCCAGCCCCGCTGGCCCTGCCCGGAGCACTTGGGGCATCCGGGATACGCAGCCGCCTTGAGGTTCGCTTCCATCTGGCGGGTCTCGGCCATGAACTTGCGAGCGGCCTTCCGCGCCTTCCTCTTGAACCTCCACGCCTCGACCTGCTGGAGCTTCCAGCGAAGCCACTGGCGGGGGTGGAGCAGGTAGAACTTGATCTGGTCGCTGGTCATGTGCTCTCCTTCCTCTGGTTTTTTCTGCGCTGGTACTTCAACAGGGATACCAGCCGCTCCAGGACGCTCGGCTGGTCTTCCTGCCACGGTTTCCCGTCGATCCCGAGTGGAACGTGGCTATCCTTCCACTCGCCGTTCTTGCAGCCGGGGTGATCCCTCATTTCTTGATGCCCCTTTCCACCGCGAGCGGCGCGTAGATGTTGTCGAGCTCGTACCACAACTCTTCAACGCGCTCGAACTCGTCCTGTCCGTACACCGTAAAAGTCTTTTTGATTCGCTCGTCCAGAGCGCCCAGCTTCCCAGGCCCTAAATCGCACCGCGCCGTCAGCGAGCGCAGTTCCGCGAAGCTCTCGATGGTGATGGTGACGGTGATCGGCTTGAACTCTTTCGCGTACAGCTGGGTCACGTTCACTTTCATGGTGGATCTCCTTTCCGTCTGGAATTTTGATGCTGATTGGAATGCCTCTAAGCGAAAAAGTAGCGGGAGCTCAACACTTTAACCAGGTCTAAATTTCCTGGGCTCGGAAGCGCCGGAACCTCCTGGCCCGGATTCTGGTCAATGATGGCTTGCCGGAACTTTCCGAACACGTCGTCGCTGTACATGTCGACGAACACCCTACGGAGCAGCCGGTTCATCGTGTCGACATTCCCAGCGTGCGTCCCGTATGAATCGTGGACCATCCCGAAGGATGTCACTCCCTCGGCACGGCACGCGCTAACGGTGAGCATCAGGTGTGCGGCGTCAAGCGAGTGGATGAAGTTGGGGCTGATGGCGTTCGAGGCCCGCTTGCGGTCGATCTTCTCGGTTTCTTTTTCCAGCCGTGCGTCCATCCGAACCCCGCCAAAAATCGTTCTGATCTCGGTTGACTTCATGACTCGGTAATCTTGTATCACCGGGAACCCGGCCGGAGAGTCCCACAGAATTGGGCGCTCGGCCTGTGACATGATCCGCGCCGCCCCCTGCAACCAGTCCATAGCGACACCCGCCGCCACCACGACCTCCCGGATGGCTTCGTACAGCCGCTTCGACAGGTAGTTGATGGGCGGATAGTTGTCGTCGACGCCGAGATAGTTCGGCGCGATCTTTTCGAGCTCGACATGCAGCTGGGCGCGGAGCCCGAACCGCTTCGAGCCGTAAGGCGTGGTCATGACGCCGCGCTTCGTCACCTTGCGGGTGATCTTGCCTTGCCACACGCGAGCGTTCTCTCGGATCTTCTCGTCGTCGCTCCCCGCGTCCGCGTTCACGATGCGATTGAGGACATCGGCGACCTCTTGATAGATGTCCCTCGGCTTGTCGCCGGGGAGCAGGTTCGTCGCGGCGCCGCCCACTTCGTCTCGAAGCAGTGCGGAGAAGTTCTGCAGCCCGTTGCAGGAGCCGTCCATCCCGACGCACAGGTGAGACACGTATTCGTCGGCATCCGGGCTCTTCCACATTTCGATCCATTCGAAACAGAATGCGAGGAATTGGTATGGGTTCTCAGCCTCACACCAGAAGCGCAGGCCGTCGAGAGGGGCCAACGCTGAATCGTAAATCTCATTGTAGTGCTCCTTCACCCACTCCCGGCGCTCTTCGAAGCTCACCTTGTCCACGCCGAAACAGTTGGCGCCGTGGACTGCGAGCCAGCCGCGCCCAGCACGACCCACCTTCTGCCCCTCGGCGAACTCGATCAGGGAGCGCCCCAAGTCATCAGCTTGCGGATTGATGAACGACTGGACCGGGTACAGCCGCCCGCGCCAGTCCATCGACCACACGAAATAGAGTGCGGGCTCGTCGAGGAACTTCTTCGCGATTCCGCGAGCGATGCTCACGGCGACGCGCTTGGACTGCGTGTGGACATTCCGGCCGATGGTCTCGGTCTTCTTCCGCTTCCAGAGCTTGAGCTCGTCGTCGCTGGGCGTCTCGTAGGAGAGCCAGGTCTTCGGGGGATCAGGCTCGGGGTCCCGTGAGGGGAGCCCACCGCGGTCGCCTCCGGCTTCCCATTCCTCGTTGAAGACCTCGAAGACGCGCCGGTTGATGCGCCATGGCGTGTCCTGCAGCGCGTTGACGGCGGCGTACACTTTCTCCATGCCCCCCTCGCGGGCAAACTTCATCAGGTGCGAGTCCTTCGTTTTGATGAGCTTGTACGATGTCGGGAGCGCCTCGGAGCAGACGAACCCCCCCGCATACGTGGTGCCCCAATCTTTCGGCGGGACCACCATGGGGTAGTACATCGGCGGGACGCCGCCGCCCTCGGCCTTCGCCCACTCAAGCCACGCCAGCGTTGCGGCGGTAGGCCGGAGAGTCGTCGGCGCGGTCTTCTTCCCGACGCGGGCTCCCTTCACGATCTCCACCAGCGAAGACCCGTCCTCCGCGATGGCCGTCTTCACGAACAGCTGAATGAGGTCCATCCCGATATGCAGCCGGGTGATCTCTTCGCTCCAGGACCATGCGTTCACCTTGAGAAGGTTCTCGGCGCGAGTCAGGACCCGGAGACGGTGAGGCAGAGTGGACTGTTTCAGGTTCTCTTCGACTCGGAAGAGATAGCCAGGGTGCTCGGCCTTAAAAGCGTTGTATTGGAGCTGCTCTTTCAACATCCCCGCCAAAGAAACAGCCACGGTCTGAACCGAGACAGAATGGTCGGTCAGCGAATTGACGATCCTTTTTGTGGTGAGGTAAGCTATTTCATCGGGGTTGTCAAACTCCTTAAGAAAGTCGACGGTCTTCTTCTTTGGTCCTGCCGCCTTTCCAGAGACGCAGAACTCCCTGATGGCAGCCGACATCGGCCCGATCACCATGTCCATCAAGGCTGCTCCTGGTTTCAGCTGGGAGAGGGGCTCTCTGTTGTCGATGGCGTCTCGGTACTTCTTCACCCCGATGGCCACAGACTCTCTCTCAAGAGCATGTTCTCTCTCAAGGTCTTCCTTGCTGTACAGCTTGGAGTTCTCCATAGTTGGGCTCCTTAGTGAGGTGTGAGTTGGATTCTATTAAGAATACTTAAAGAAAAATAAAAAGATCTTATAGAGGCTTTAAGGCATTTATAAGCAAAGTAGGCGAGGGGCCGGGGTCTCCGAGCCCCTCGAAAGAGTCGGCCGCCCTGTAGGGCGGTTCTCTTCAGCGTAGCGACGTACCAGACCCCCAACACTTTCCCCAACACTTCAGCGTAAGTGCTGGAAAACATAACAGATGTATGGGGATTTGCAGTCCCTTCCCTTAACCGCTTGGGTATGCCGCCCCTTGTTGAATCAGGTACTTGCGAGGGACGCCGCCTTTTCCGGCAGGAATAGAATCGTACTATTCCGTAAAGCTCCAACAGTGTTGGGGTTGTTATCCCTTTGGAATTGCTGTGCATTCAGGACTTTCGCTGCCACCTGGAGGTTCTCCGGCGCCAGGTGCGCGTACCGCTCCGTCACCCGGATCGTGCTGTGCCCGAGCATTCTCTGCACCGTGTACAGATCCACGCCGTTCTGGACCAGCCGGGAGGCCGTGGTGTGCCGGAAGGTATGCGGACAGGCATCAGCCGCCCATGGGAGCGCTCGGCGAACGTAGGCCCACACCCGGCTCACCTGAGCCTGATCGGTGAACAGGAAGACCTTCTCTTGGCCCAATCTTGGCCCAATGATGGCTCGGACCCGGTCGGTCATTGGTACAGAGCGCGGGGTGTCCGCCTTGTTCTTCCAGATCCTGATGGCGTTCCCACCGAGATCCACGTCCCGAGACTGGAGCGCGACCGCCTCCATGAGCCGCATCCCGGTGTCCGCGAGGACGGTGAAGAGGTCGGCTGCCTCCGGGTAGGGGTTCCAGCCGATCACGCGCTGCTCCCGCCGAGGAGCTCCTGCGCGAAGCAGGTCCAGTATTGCGGTTTCCTCGGCGTAAGTGAAGAAGCGAAGACGGCCTTGGGGCTCCCTCGCCAGCTTGATGAACGGCACCGTAGGTATTGCATTCCACTCCCGGCACGCCACGGCCAGCAGCGTCTTGACATGCGCCTTGTAGCGGTTGAGGGTTGCCTCGGCGATGCCGGTATCCCGCAGTTTGGAAATCAGGAGTCCAAGATGTTCGCCGGTGATGTCCGCGAGCGGGATATCGTGGCCCAAGATCAGGCACACAGCTTCAAGCCTTGCTCTCACCTGTGTGCCCGTGCGCGTCCGAGCCCAGCGGGACTCGTGGAGCCGGACGATGGCTTCTCCGAGTGTCAGCCGGGAGGGAGCGGGAGGGGCCGTCAGGCCAGCACGGACCCCCCTCTGGTGCTCATATTCGAACACCGCCGCCTCCCGCTTGGTTCGCTTGCGCGTGCTCCCGGCGTGGCGAATGCCGTCGAGCACGTAGTCGAAATAGTAGTACCCTGCGGTTCCCCGCTTGAATACACTCACGCCGCTTCCCCCTTTTCGATCCCGTTAGTCGTCGCGAAATCCAACACATTCGACAGCTTCCCGAGGAACGCTTTCCCCTTCCCCGTGGTGTGGACAATGAACCTGCGGCGCTCCGCGAGGTCCTGCTCCGTGGAGAGCAGCCCGAATCCTCGAAGCTGGCCGTCGTCGATGAACTGACTCAGGAGCTTCACGTTCTTGCTCACGGAGCCCTGCCCCATGTTCAGGCTGCGTCCGAGATCCGACATTGAGATGCCTTCCAACAGTGAGACCTCAAGCAGCATGGCAAGCTGTCGGATGGGCAACTCGTGATTGATCTCTTGGCGAATGATACGGACTGCGCGACTGAGAGCGCGAAGTTTAGAATCCATTCTAATGCCTCCGCATTTTCTGGAAACTCATCCCAAGCGATGTACTTGGAGTCGCCACAAGCACACTCGATGGAAATGAAATCTCCTTGGGAGACGGTAACTGTCATTTTCCCGCTCGTGATGATGGTCATTTTGCTGGCTCCTTCTGGTCGGGGTGAGTGACTACAGACCTCTTGTACTGGCCCCCCAAGACCAAAGGAGCCGGATCGGGACGGACGTTCCGAGGGTTCATCCGGTGCCTCCTTTC